GATGAGTACTAATGCGCTCATAATATATAAGTGGTGAGTGGTGTTAATTGATGCACGGCGATAACGGAAGATACCTGTCTTATCATCGCAAGTGGAGTTCCGAAACTCCCTCACTACCTACACAGATTATAGATTCTTGAAATTGTTCCATGTTGCTTAGGCGTAAGCAATGGGCATAGGTTATTAGTTATTAAGTTTTAAGATTGTTTGCCGTTGGTTCGTGAGAATAGGCGGTTTGATTTTGAATTAAATACTTTTTTCATTGGATAAAATATTAAAACTGGAGTGGAGATTTACCGATTTCCAATTCATAATGTTTGATTTGTTTTCCTCTCTGCTTGTGATAAGCGGAGAGGTTTGCATAAGGTCTTGTAGCATTAAGGTAATGCGCTTCACAGGATGATTTTAATTGTCCGACCAACATTGACGATTTAATGCTCCTACCAAACTTGCAGGGTGAAGAGAACGAGTTTCGATTACTCGCAAGACCACACAAAGTTGATAATGTTGTTTAACCATTTATTTGGAATTATTTATTTAACTGTTTTCCCTTGGTGTTAGGTTGTTAAGTCAGCCTACACCGAGGTTTTTACAGGAAACAACGAAAGAAAATGAAGATAATATATAGTATAAGGGTTCACAAGGATAACTTGGAGAAGCTGAAAACTCTGAAATGCTTGCAGTCAGTGAGTACATCGGAAGACGGAAAACAGATTGTCTGTCAGTTCAAGGACAACAAGACAAGAGGTAGCCTTATCGCAAGGACTAACGACTGGCTCGTTGAATTTGAAACAGGCGAATGGCAGAGATACGGAAGCGAGGCTTATTCAACCTTGGTTTGGAATCCATCTAAAGTAGCAAAGGAGTACTGATATGGGTGTAAGAGTAATGCAACACAAGTATTCTGCCAGAGACGGAACGGAATACGACAGCAGGGAAGAATACCTATATCACCGGATGCTCCTTGCGGACAAGAACGTTAGCTGCATACACAGACAAGTGAAGCTAAACATCTTTCCATCAATCTATATGAGAGTGCCAAAGCAACTGAAAACAAAGGTTCGGTACGACAAGCGGTTGATGGTGAGCGGTCACGGTTACAAGCCAGACTTCATCTTCTTCGAGGGTGGCAAGTTGGTTGTCTGTGATGTGAAAAGCAAGTACACCCACGGTTTGAGGGAGTTCCGAATAACCGCCAAAGGTGTAATAAACAAGATTGTCGCCCACAACAGAAAGCGACATCAAGGCGACCCGAAGATGGTGTTTCGAGAGGCTATCCACATCAAGAAGAACGAGTGGAAGATTATCGACTATCCTCCTGACGGTTGCAGTATCATAGTTTAATTTTGGCTATTCGAGCGAGAGTAGTGTTCGCTTATGGCGAGCGTTGTTTACATAGCTGTAACAACAATTCAATTCAAATAAGTTAAACTATAATGCCGCTTAAAGGAGCGGTGCGGTGCAAGTCCGCAAGACAATAAAATATGAAGAAATTAGTGTGTGTGAACGGAGTTATTAACGTAAATATGTTTGCTTTCGTCCTCTAAGAGGTACGTTAGCGAGTGTTTTACATAGTATTAATAATGTAATTAGATGGAGGCTGACAACAGCTAAAGTCTTTTTACTCTGCTCATTCCTAAAAGTAGAAAATTCATTGTTTGTTAGATTGCTTATTATGAAAAGAATTGGTGTGGGATGCCTACGCAAATGGCGACTACCGCAAAAGTGAACGTCTTTCCTTTGAAGATAGTGCTTAGGCACGATTTATCAAAGCAACTTTTTGTTAGCCGTCAAACAGGAATGACAAGTCTTGATGGCAAGACGATTAAGGAGAGGAGCTAAAACTCCTCTCCACTTTACTCTCGAAAGTTATTATATTCCATAGTTACATAAAACGCCCATAGTTGCGGTTTCGACTGCATCTATAATGGAGGTCAAGTTGCTCTTGTGGGAGAGAGCTGAAATGCACAGGCACGGAAATCGTTCCTAAAGTTTGGCTGATAAACTCTATCCGTGCCCATTCGATAATTAGGGAACGTAGCCTCCTTCTTTTTTATTGAGAAATGACAGGGCAAGAACAGAAGATAGTCGATAAGGCAATAGGCATCTTGGAGTATTATCAAGACCAAGAAGCCAAGAAAGAGGCATTGAGGCTACTATCCAAGGGCGAGGTTAAGATACCTTTACAAAGGCTTAGTGTATGGACGATTTACGCACAGATTATCCGTAGGGTGTACGACCAGATATTCAATAGGCTTCTTCCTTTGGTTCAGAAGAAAGAATATCCGTACATCAAGGCGGAGCGAGACTTGTGTATGAGTTGCTTGGACGCTTGTTGCGACTATCACGAAGGCAGATATGAAATAGCCTATCGTAACCACAAGCGAGACAAGAAAGGCAAGCTAATTTCTTGCGAGGCTTACTTTGTAAAAAGGAAACAAATCGTTGAGGAGGTGATATATGAACACAGATAAATCAAAGTTCGATACTTTCCTCGCTGACAATCCCGATTTAAGGGACGCAGCGAGAAAGTTCGCAGAGGATATGCTTGGCAAGGACGCAACGGAGAAAGCCATCATCAATGTTATGGTGGTGTTCACTATGGGAGCGGTTTGGCAAGCAGACCAAACGACAAAGATTTTTGAGAAGGCAGGATTTACCGTTTAGGCTACTTTTCATTTTTACCATATAGTAACACACGTGCATCGGTTGGTTGCGTTTGCGTGTGGCGCAGACTGATTAAAAAGCCTGGGAAGCCAGCCGATAATTTCACGTTTCGAGGCAGTGGGTGTGCGGCGTGAGCACCACGGAATTAAAGGCGTTAGGATGCTGCCTTGCGTTGCCCGACAAGACCGATGGTTGTTCCCTTGGGCAAGGAAATGGATAAGCATACGCAGACAAGAAAATTGTCTGTTACTCTTGAAATTTGGCAGCAACCGTCGGTCATTTGGAGATAGTTACGTAACTTGGGTAGTACGAACATACAAGCGATTAGGAGGGGTTTTAATATGTTGCTCTGACCGAAAGCCTATGGGATGGTGAGCAATTTCAATCGCCATTTGTGTGCGTGCGGCCAATACTGCACACATCTTAGCTTACGAGAGGGTTCGATTCCCTCTATCTCCACAAGTCTTTAGGATAGGTCAATGTTTAACGAGCCGAGGCAGTGCTGACCGACCATCAGCGATAAGTATTACCAAAGTTGAAATTTTCTTCTGCTTGCATCACTTGAAATTTGCCGACTGCCGAGGCTCATTTTTTGGAGAATATGAAGAATATGTTTTACATAGGTTATCTTGTCTCAATGCTCTTCATCGTGGTTGCGGTGGAGGCAATAAATCTTTGTTGCAAGGTCGTTGCAGACAAGAGACCGATTAAATGTTTTGACTTATGATTAGTGATTTCGGAAAGCAAATGATTGCTTCGGGCATTCCTGCCGATGTTGTGGAACGTGCCTACAAGTTTGTTGATAGTTGTCCTGTTGGAAGCGACCTCGTAATGGAGGACAAGGAGTTTTGGGACAAGTGTAAGGACTTTGCCGCCGCCGCTTACGTTCGTGGCACAAGGGAGGCAAGGGAAGAGTTAATCAAGAAAGCGTTGGAGATATGATACAGAATAAAGCGGTTTTAGAGCTAAAGTTTAACAAAGAAGCGGTTGCTAAGGCTTACGCCTATGCGGATAAGCTGACAGGTGGCAATGACAATATCGAAGGAATAGGAATTGTAAAAGACATTATTGCTGTTGCTTATTTGCAAGGTGCTATTGACCTCGTGGTAGTCGCTTCTGACAAATTAGGAATTAAACTATGAACATATTGTTTTTTAGTTTTCTCGCTACCTGCTTAGTGTTCATCGTCGGTGCAGCACTCGCAATGATGCTTGGGGTGGCGGATATGAAACCAGATACAGGACGATGAAACAAGCGGTTATTTATCCAACAACTAATGGTGAGCGTTTCAGCATTCACGGGGGGGAGAAAAAGCTAAGTGCCTTATAGCTCAGCAAAAAATAGGAATACGAGCTGACAAACCAACCGTCTTACAACTATTTGAGATATGAACAAGAATGAAATAGCAATAGACCTTTATAGAAAGGTTCGTGCCAAGCAGCTGAAGGACATTCAAGGCAGAATGCCCGACAGCAAGCAAGGTGTTGAGTTCACTCACAACGAAATAACATACGTTTCGTTTATCAGAAGACTTACCCCTGGAGAATGCGATAAGTTACAAGGTGTGCCAGAGTGGTATGATTGGAGTGGAATATCAGAAAGCCAACACTACAAGCAAGATGGGAATGGGTGGCAATGTGATACGATAAAGCATTGCTGGTCTTTCCTGCCAAAGTTTGACAGACCTATCCGTGTTTGGTCTCTGTTCGATGGAATGAGTTGCGCAAGCATTGTTCTGAAGGAATTGGGAATAGATATTGAATGCTTCGTTAGCTCTGAAATCGACAAGCACGCTATTAAAGCCGAGAAACAGAACTTTCCTAATATGGTACAAGTTGGTTCTGTAACCGATATTGATGTGGCTGGATTGGTACAGAAATACGGTGTTCCTGACTTTATTTGCGGTGGAAGCCCTTGCCAGTCATTCAGTTTCAGTGGTAAGATGAAAGGTATGAGTACCGCACAAGGAGAAGAGATTTATACGTTAGACCGATATTTGGAGTTGAAATCACAGGGTTTCGAGTTCGAGGGTCAGTCCTATTTGTTTTGGGAGTATATGCGTATTCTTACGGAATTACGTAAGTACAACCCTAACATCTATTTCTTCTTGGAGAATGTTGAAATGTTGGAGAAATGGGAACGTTGTCTATCCCACGCTATCGGTGTTCGTGGCGTACATATCAATTCGGCTTTGGTTTCTGCCCAACAACGCAAGCGTATCTATTGGAGTAACATCAGAGTAAAGGACTTGGGAAACACAAGTTTGTTTGATTTTTCCGAAGACCCTTTTGAGTTGCCAAGATACCAAACGGATATACCGCAGCCAGAGGATAGAAATATATTCATCAAGGATATTCTTCAAGAGCAAGCAGGAGATAAGTATTACCTTAAAGACGATACCGTTTCCTCGCTTATGGAAAAGACCGACAGAAAGAAACTCAAAGACTATCTGTTAGAGCCGCAAGTTAGCGTTGATGAAGCCTTGGAGTATATGAATAGCAATTCTGAATATTCTTCGCTCACGGACGATGAAAAGCAAGAAATTGCCCAACTTGGATATGAGCTGGATAAACAAAGGCTTCACGATAAATACTACGGAAAAGAAACGAATATGTATGAGAAAGACTAAACTTGTAGGTATGGCTTATTCTAAGCCTTTAGAGAATTGTGGGGTGGTAAATTGAAATGCCCCTGCATTACGACAGGTTTAGGTCATTACTATTCACAGAAGCAACTTTATCCGATGGTGATAGATGTTTATGAGAAGTCAGATAATAGCGATACGAGGTCGTAGCGATGGAGATTGGTTCTCTTCCTCACACTTTCAAAAAGTGGAGTTAAGGGACAATAAGTCTTCCTCGCTTACCTCTGTGTCAAAGGACAACATGATAATTGAGTGTTATGAAGCAGCCAATACAACTTAATGGTAATCGCGAATGGGGCACGACTGCAAGACAAGGGCATCGGTTCTACTCCATATTCGGGGGGCGGTATGCTGCCAGACAGACCAGGGTGGAAATTTGGGAATAAAGATATTGGAAATATATGAAAAGAATAGTTTGCTATCCAATGATTAATGGGGGGTAAAAGTTACTCCTTGTGATATTCAAAAAGTCAGAACACTCATTGCATCTTACTATAAAGGTTACGATACCGTTGGTAGCAGACCTTACATCTTAGAAATCAAAGAGAAATGACGGCAAAGCATCAACTTGAATTAATCTCCAAGCAAATTCGGGGGGGGGCAGAAGCAAGGCAATTTGTATTTGCGCTTCAATAATGAAGGGAGGTGGAAACAATTCGGTGACTTACATAATAGAGTTATATGAGAAGCAACAGCAGACGCAGCCAGTTAGACCACGAACGCTATATGCGCAACCGTGACGAACGACTGCAAAAGCAAAGGGAATATTACAGGAACAACAAGGACAAGTACACATACAGACACTTGGCTAACGTGTACGATGCTAAGTTGGTCGGTTAGATAATCACATTATTAATTAAACATAGTATATTATGGCAGAATTAAAAGTACATTCAGCTAAGTTCTTTGAGGTTATCGTCTCAACGCAAGAGACGCAAGAGAACGGCGCAGAAAAGATGGTAAAGAAAACCATCGTCGTGGATGCCTTGTCGTTCGGCGAGGCGGAAAAGAAGGCAATCGAGGAAATGACACCTTATTGCAGTGGCGAGTTGAGCATCGTCAACATCAATCCTGCCGCATACGGCGAGGTGTTCACATCGGATGATGAGAAAGACGATAAGTTCTATAAGTGCAAATTGTCTTTCATAACCATTGACGAGAAGACAAGCAAGGAGAAGAAATCAAAGGTTACGTATCTCGTTCAAGCTGGCTCGACCAACAAGGCACAGAGCTACATTGACAACAACGTGATGAAAGATTCTATGCAAGACTATGAGACTTGCTCCATCTCTGACACGCCTATCTTCGATTGTTACTTCCACGATTCCGATACAGAAAAGGAAGAGAATGACTAAATTCGAGCAGATTATCGCCAAGATGCCAGCAAAGACAGCCAAGGCGGTATTGAAACAACGAGAAATCCACTCCTGCCTTATGGAGCTTGACAGGGCGCACATCTTGGCGTTGCAAGCGAGAAGCGTCTATCTCAACTTTATGGAGGGCGAGGGTAGATTTCTCGATTCTGTTCCACATTACTATGATTACATCGACTACAAGGGTAATACGGTAACGATGGAAACGTATTTCAGATATATCAATAAGGTACGCTAATTCCCAAACAATATGAACAGAAGTCAGTTAGACCCATTCTACAAGCACTCCTGCCACGACTGCCTGTTACTTGGCTTATGTGGCAACCCAAAGGCACGTAGGTTCACGGACTACTGTTGTAGCAACTGGGAATGGAGGTACGAGTAAATAACTTTTAAAGATTAAGACAAATGACTACACAAGTTACAACACAACAACAAAATACCGGTATGTCGTTGGGAGAATTGATGCACTCTCCTGCCGTTGTCGGCAAGCTCAACGAGGTTTGGAGTAGCCCACAGATGGCAAACAGCTTTATGAGTTCGGTTATCAGCGTGGCGAACGGAAACCCACAGCTTCGCAAGGCACAGCCAATGAGTATTATCGGTGCAGCGATGGTTGCAGCCACAATGCAGTTACAGGTTATCCCTACATTAGGGCAAGCATATCTTATCCCTTATGGCTCACAATGTCAACTACAGGTGGGTTACCTCGGAATTTTGCAGCTCTGCCAGCGAAGCGGTCAGTTTAAGAAAATTCTTGCAGCTCCTGTACACGATGGTGAGTATATTTCGGGTGATGAGTTTGATGAGGATTATGTTTTTGACAAGAAACAGAAGAAGTCTGACAAGGTTATCGGCTATATGGCTAAGTTCGAGTTATTGAACGGATTTACCAAGGTCGCTTACTGGGATATAGATAAGGTTAAGGCTCACGCACAGAAGTTCTCGCAAGCATTTCGTGCTGGTTACAATTCTCCTTGGAAGTCCGATTTCGATGCCATGGCGCAAAAGACTGTACTTAAATCCATCTTGAAGTTCGCCCCTAAGTCAGTTGAAATGCAGCGAGCAATCACGTTCGACCAGTCCGTAGTGAATACTAACACATCTGATGTCCAAGACTTGGATATTGATGCTTTCGCTCCTGAGTATGTTGATAACCTCGAAAGCGAGAAGAAGGAAAATCTCGCCGCCAAAGCTGCCGAGGCTGCAAAGGCAGAAGCTGCTGCAAAGAAGGAGGAGAAGAAATGATAATCGAGGGCGACAACCAACGTGAAATTTCGTGGTTTCGTAGCAGAATTGGAAACATCTGCGGAAGCAAGGTAGCAGACATTATGAAGTCTGGTCGAAAGAAGGATGAGGTTTGGAGCGACACAGCAAAGTCATATCTTATGCAGGTCGCCGCTGAACGTCTCTTCAATCCCGATTTTCTGAATGATGATGATGTATTCCAAGACTACATCGACCAAACATCTTTCACCACCAAGGCTATGCAGTGGGGGGCAGAGCAAGAGGATGCGGCACTTAGGCTGTTTCAGAATATGGAGTTTCCCGATAGCGAGATTGTGGAGCTTTCTTCCTGCAAGCACGATACGATACCGCATTTCGCTGCAAGTCCAGATGGAGCGATTTACGGTCGTGATGGCAAGGACATCAAGATTCTCGAAGTGAAATGCCCGAACCTCAATACTTACATGAAGTACCGCACATATATCCACGATGCAGCATCATTGAAGGAAATCGAACCAAAGTACTATTGGCAGATGATGGCTGAAATGAGCTGCACTGGAGCAAGCGGCGGTATATTCATTACGTATTGCCCTTGGTTGTCGAAACCTATATATTGGGCTAACATCGAGAGAAACGAGGAAGACATCAAACTTATG